TAGCTACATACCCAGGCCAACAAGTATTTTTCTTTTTACCTTTTTTTGCCATCTGTTAATTCTTTATCTATTTCTCTACACCAGTCTCTTAATTCTTTGACCTCGTTTTCTAATCTATTTATATGATCTGTATGCCAATCTTGTTTTAAATCATACTCTATTCGATCTATAACAGCTTCAGGCAACGCTTTAGCATCTGCTATATCATCTTGTAATGTGTAATACATACCTACAAAAGAAGCTGTTACAACTATTAGACTTACTATTGTTTTAAGATCTATCTTAAATTCAGTACTTTCCCCTACTTTCATATTTTAAACTTTTTCCAAGATTTTGTTTTTAACTTTTTATTACTCATTTTTTCTTTAAGAGTTTTTGGTCTGTCTTCTTTTTTAGCTGTTTCCACATTTGAAGTGTAAATTTTCTTATTTTTAGCTTCTTGCTTTTTTATTTCAGCAACTCTTTCATCTTCGTTGCTTAAGCTATTTATGTATCGTTTAGACAAACCATGTTGCCTTAATATATCTTCTTGTTGAGTTTTAGTATAAACACTAGGATTTTCTTTTCCTTTTGTTGATTTTTTTAAGTTTTTATCTTTAAGATTTTTTTCTTCTCTTTCTTTAGAACTCATAAGTTGCCAATCACTCCAACCAAGTGCCATTGCTATTCTTTTCCAAGTTGCATTATTCTCGTCTAATGCACCTTTTATGTTTTCAACTTTTTGAAACAATCTATCTAAAGGTATGTTTGTTGTTGCAGCAATAACTAAAGCTGCACTTTCATAAGCTGGATTATCAATGTCAAATGGATCATCAGCTTCAGGTCTCCAGTTATTATATTTCCAGTTATCTCCAGCTCTAACCATTTTAGATACTTTAACATCTAGTGGAGGAGATAGGTCTAGCATTTTCATAGCAACATTGTCGTAATCTGCACCAGGAAAAGGATTAGCGTCTTCATTAAAAAACGGATCCTTATCCATTTGTTTATCTAACTCAATACCCATATTTTTTATTAATGAAACAATTGCTCCACCAAGACCTAAACCTCTAAGTAAAGAATCTAACATTCCATTAGCAACATTGAAATACTTTTTATTTTTTTCTTCATCTTCTTCTTCATCATCTCCAAAAGCCATTGCAAATAATGCTTGTTGTAGTGTGTTGAATATTAAGTTTTGAACAACGGTGTAGTATGCTATTTTAGACATATTAGTTTTCCAGTCACCTCTACCATTAGCTAAATCTAATACAGCTTTTTTAGTTAGTCTAGCATACTGAGCAGGGGTATTAGCAAACGCTAGTACAACTCTACCTAAACCACCAGCTTGCTGCTGAGATATTCTATCAGGTCGAGATGATTGTTGAGACTCTTCCGCTGTTTCTCTAAAGTCGCTAAAAGCTTTAGCTTCTGCTTCCTCTAAACTAAAACCTTCATCTAAATAAGTTTTAATTCTATTTCTATAAAACGTAGCGCCACCTGAAGCTATAGCAAAGCTATCAGCTATTTGAGTAGGTAAGAAACCTTTATTTAATAAAAAGTTTATAACTCCTTTAACTTTGTTAGAAGAAGTTGCTGCAGCATCAGCTATTTCAGATTCACTAACATTTAACTTCATACCTCCCCTTCTATCTCTTAAAAAATCAGAGTTCATCAATTTAGTAAAATCTTTCCAATATTGCTTTTGATTTGCAAATGCCATACCAGCTTTTAACGGGTTGTTATCACCCATATTAACAAAGTTTATAGCTGATATTGTTTGTAAAACAGCTGATCTAGTATTTAAAAACATAACAGCTCCAACTGAATTATTTAAATAATCTAATACTCTACCTTCTAATCTACCTATTGATTGGTTTCTGTTCTTACCAGTTTTCATTCTAGTAAGCATATTCTCCATAGCTTCTCTCCACTTAGTACCAAAAGCAGCTTCCATTTTGTTTAAATTTTCTTTTGAAAATATAATATCAACATTTGCTTGCCATTGTTCTAAAGCTTTTTTTCTATAATTTTCACTATTTCTTAGATCGGTAGATATATTACCAACATCCCAATTAGCACCTGGATAAGTGTATCCTGATCCTTTGTTTATAGCTATAAGTTGATCCGCAAACAAACCTAATTCAGGTTTTGATTCAGCAAAAGTTTTAATCATAGATAAATCTCTTTTAGATAATCCATCTATTGAAACACCTTGCTTGTCCCAAGCTATTATTCTAGCTACATCTTCAAATGAAAAACCATCTATAGCTTCTTTTCTTAAGTTTTTAGGTATACCACCACTGTCTATTAGTTGTTTTTTCAAAGCCTTAAAGTCAGCCTGAAGTGATTGTTGAAAACTAGATATATCATTCATTGCTCTAGCATACGGATCTAACAAACTATCTTTATACCAAGCTAACTGAGCGTTACCAATATCACCTTTACCTAAAGTCCTATACAGTAATCCCACGAAATCTTCAGCAGATGGAGGTATTATACTAAACTTATTGTTTTTACCACCAAGCTTTTTTCCTCTTTTTTCAGAAAATACTTTATAGTTTTCTATACCAGATTTATTTTCTATAATATCGTTTATTGTTTGATTTAAAGATAATGATTGTTTTATTTTAGCTTGTTGGACTTTAGATTTTACATCTATTTGTTCCATAGCATCTCTTACTGCTCTAACGTTTTTATAAGCATCATCTGCAAAATAAAAATCATTATAACCTTCTGCAGCTTTTTCAACCATCCAAAAAGATTTAGCGTATGGTGAACTATTACCTAAACCAGTTATATTATCTATAGGTATATTTAAACCAACAGAATCTAAATACTCTTTAATAGCTAACTGAGCTTCAGGAGCTCTAGCTGTTAACACAAATACGTCCTCCGTTCCTCTAGCTTCCTGTATTTTTTTACCTAATTCTAATAATGGCCCTGGTTTACCATCAACAACTTTATTAAACTCAGAGAAATCCCAAACAGCACCTTTTGCTAGCATACTATCTCCTTTTTTAGCAAACTCTTCTGCAGTTAACTTGCCAGTTTTGCCATCAGGCATAGTATATAAAACATTACTATTAGTTTGAGCAAGTGTGTCATCAAAGTCAAACACTCTAATTTTTTTAACAGGAGCGTTTGGATCTCTAGAAACAGCTAAAGCTTTATCTAATGTAGCAGCAATGCTTAATATCTCTTGATTACTATCATAGTTAGGATTAGACTTAACAACATTACTATTATTAACAGATAAAGAGTTTTTCTTTTTTGTCTTTGGTTTGTTAGTTAAATCATATGCTTGTTTAGCTATTTTAGATTCTTCTACTATTTTACCATCAGCCATTGATCTAAGTATCCACGCTGGAGCTCCTTTAGTTCTATCGTTAAAATATCTATCTAAAGCTTGTTTCCAATCGTTAGGCATAGAAAACTGATACCCAGCAGTTTTTAAAGCTGTATCCATTGGTTCAGGAATAATAGCTACCTGGTACATGTCTTGAAGTTTATCTATATCTAAATCGCTGTTTGGATTAAAATAAGAATCTATCAAAGCCATAGCCATTACTTCAGCAGGTATTATATGCTCATAAACCAAATCCTTGTTTATGTTTTCAATTTTAAAATCTCCTTCATACATGTAAGTTGGCATAGCGGAAGATCTTAATATAGAAGCCATATTACTTTTTAAAGACATCATCATCATACCTAAGTCAACTTTACTAGTTGCTGTATCAGGATTTCTTAATTGATCTTTAACACCTTGCATCAAAGTTTTTATTCTATCAAAAGCTTCGTTGGCTGCTTTACCTCTTTTTATAGCAACCTCTTTATTACTTGTCTTTTTCGCCTCAGATATTACACTTGAACTTTTTTGAGATGGAGTTTTATAATCTCCATTTTTAGTTGAAGACAATACGTCTCCAGTTTTAGAGTTAATTACTCTAGGATTATCTATTTTCCACTCTCCTTTTTTAATTACTTTTCCTTCACTATCTACCTTATCATTGTCTTTTTTCCAGTCAAAATCTGCTTTAACATCTGAACCTAACTCGTTAGATAATTTATTTAAATTATTAACTATTAAATCAGCTTTGTTTTGGTAGTATTGGTATCCTTGTCTACCAGCTTCACCGTCAGACATTAGTTCAGATCCAACACCTTTATTTGGAGATTTATTATCTCCCTTTTTAATGTCAACGAAAACAGTACCATCACCAATTTTAGCACTAGAAGTTAAATGATCAACATCCCATTTTAATATTTGTTTAAATTCTTCTGCTATAGCTTCATCTAAAGATAATCCTTTTTTAACAACTTTTTTACCATCTACAATTTTTACTACGTCTTTAGTTCTATCGTTTATTTTGTTTTTATAAATATTGTAAGTAGTATCCCTAGATGTTCCAATTGTAACTGGATCTTTAAAAGCTTTACCAAAAGAAACTTTTTTACCATCAACGTCTCTGATATTCAATACAGCTGCTAAAGATTTATCAAATCCTTCATTTTTCAATTCCTCGTCAACAAACTCGTCTATTGACTTAAATTCACTAGGTAGTTTTTTGGTTGATTCTAGTATTCCAGTATATTGCTTAAGAGTCTTAAACAAACCTTCTTTCATTTTGGTTTTTGTAACACCATTAAAAACGTTACCTTCTTCAACCATCATGGTGCCATAAGTTTCTTCTACAGCTCTTTTAATGTTTTTACTACTAAAGTCCCCATTAAGATTTTTAATAAAATCTTTTTTACCTAATTCAAATGCTATTGCTTGAGTAGGATTTAAACCTCTTACAAAAGACATAGATTTTTTAGTTAAACTTCTATCAATTTGATCAGATATAGTTTCAACAAAATTATCTTTTAACTCTCTACCAGCTAATTCAGTTTGGAACTTTATAAAGTTTTCTCTTATCTTACTATCACTATTTTTTAAATCAGTACCAAACTTATCTAAACCTAATTCGGCACCTATTTGGTAAGCTAAACCTTCTTGACGAGTTTGATTAGCAGATCCATTAGGTTTTATAAACTGTTTTTTTATACCTTCAACATCTAAATTATTTTTCCAACCAGGTGTTAATCTCATCATTTGTGGTCCAGCAGTGTTACCTGTTTCTTTAGATTTAACTCTATCTATTTTACCACCCTGCCAATCACTAGTCCACTTAGGCATGAACTTAGCATCTTTGTCGGTTCCTTTTACAGTGTTACCATCAGAATCTACAAATTTTCCACCTACAGACTTTTGAATAAGATCTTTATGAAAAGGTTTAAAAACAGATCCAGATATATATTGTATAGGTAGATTCTCTATTAACGTTTCTATGTTTTCATCTAAAAACTTATTAAAAGCAGGTCCTTTTTTACTACCACCCATTTCAGTTATGATGTCGGCTTGTAATTGAGGACCTAATTCTTTTCTTATATCAGATATAAACGGAGCAACAACAGGCATGGTATCTGTACCTTGTTCTATAGATTTTAGTTTTGTCCAGTTTATTTTTTCTACAGCATTAGTAACTATATCATTTATAGGTTTTGATATTTTTAGTTTTTGATCTAAAGTTTTTTCAGCTCTAACAGGTTTTGGTTTTGTACTCTCACCCATTGTCTTACCCTCATCACCAACTATAGTGTCAGCAAAAGAACCACCATTATCTCCTAGTTTATTATCTAATGAAACAGAATTTTCTTTACCAGCTTTATCACCAACGCCTGCTATTTTATTTATAAATTGAGCACCCATCCACGCACCTAAAGATCCACCTTCACCCTTTTGTTGAGATGGATCAAAGTTTGATAAGTGGATAGCTAGATCAGATTTAACGTCTTCAGGATTACCATCAAATAACTTATTTGCTATTTGCTGTTCAAAAAATTTATTGTTGTATATAAAATCAGCTGCCTTTATAAACTCTGGACTACGCTGGAATTCTTTTTGAGAATTATATTGTCTCCAATCAAGCTTGTCAAAGTCTTTTAAAGATGATATAGATTTTTTATTTTTTGACTTGTTTACCTTACCAGTTAATGGTTTAGTTTTAAAAGTTTTCTTTACCTGTTCCTTAAACTTCTTTTCATCAGCTTTTATACTTTCACCTATCTTAGCACCTTTTTTAAATAAACTTTTTTGAGCTTCTGTAAATTTACCTTTACTTATAGATTTATTATAGTCTTTTATGAAATTATAAACGTCTTCCGCTGTTTCAAAAGATATAGTAGCACCTGTTTTATCTTGTATTCTACGTCTACTTAAATCACCAATCTTACTAAAAACGCCATCATTCATTACGATGTCTCCAGTTTCTACAGCGTCAGAAAATAATGTTAAAAGTTCCTCCGCTTGTATATCACTGCTTTTGCTATTGTAAAGCTCTAATCTTTTCTTAAGTTCACTGTTTTGTACTTTGTTTGGGTCTAATTTATCTAGTTCCGTAGACAAAGCTGTTGCTAAAGAAAATGCAGCTTGAGGATTTTCTTCTAAAGTTTTAGCTAAAACATGGTGTAATGCTTCATGATTTTGAGCATTAGTAGCTCCTATAGCTATACTTTTTTGTTTATCTATTACTATAGTATTTGTTGTAGGATCGTAAGACGCATCAGCTCTAACCATGTTACCTTCAGAGTCCTTTTCCAACATAGTGTTGTTAGACAACGCGTCTGCAGCTTCTGAGCTCTCAGCTATTTTTAAATTTATGTTATCAAGTTTAAAATTCTTTAAGTCTTGTTCAGCTTGCTCTTGAGTTATATCACCATTAGCTACGGCTTCTTGTAAATTTTCAGTAAATGTTTGCGTTATTTCAGTTTGCTGCTCTGTTGTTAACTCTTTAGATACACCAGCTTCTTCATAAGCCTTTTTTAATCCTTTAATCTTTGTGTCTATAGTTTTAGCAGCTTTAGACTTATATTTGTTTTTAGCTACTTTTGTTTTTATTTCTTTGCCATCAACAACTTGAACTACTTCCTCACTTACTTTTCCTATTATATTTTCATTAGCTTCTTCAAGTAATCTTATTTCTTCATCAATATTTTTTACAGTAGAGTTGTTTTTATTTTCTTTAGATTTCTCTAAATCTATTATTTTTAAATTATTTTCATATATAGCTTTAGCTTTTTCAGTTTTTAGCCCTATTGGAACTCCTTTGAAACTGTTTTGCATGTCTTGCACGTCTTTCCATTCTTTAGAAGCTTCTTGTTGAGTTTTTCTTCCAGCTAATACTTCTGCTTGCAAAAAGTTTTTATGATTAGCTATTGCCTCTGGAGAGGAAGCTACAGCGTAGACTTGATTAAATCTTTCATCATCAAGTTTAAGTAAATTGCTATACTCTTTACCAGCTCCAATAACAGTTGCTGCTGAAGTAACTATACTACTTGGTCCTGCAGAAAAGAAAGATACTTGCATTATTCTTTTCATGTCTTCAAACCATTCTTCACTACCCCAATCTATAGCATCAAAACCTTCTTCTTTACCATCAAAACCTTTTAAAGCATTAACTAGGGTTGATCCAGCTCCTTCTGTTATTTCCTGAACAACTTCTGTTACTGATTCACCTACCCCACCAGTTCCTAACTTGATGATACCTTTTGCTACTACTTCTTTAAGCTCTGTGTTTAGCAATTTTTTTAATTTTCCTTTCTTACCAGAATTTAAAGCTCTTTTAAATATTGCCTCAGCTATTTTATCTCCACCTTTACCAGCTGCTGTTTCAATACCTAACCTATCCATNTTACCAATTAAGAAACTCATTCCAGCAGCATACGATAGTTTCTCACTACTTGTCATACCGTCAAATCTAGGGTCTCTAAACTCTCTTTCGTAATCACCATACTGTCTAGTCATCATAGCAGGGTTAACTTTCATTAAGAATTTTAATCCTTCTTTAACACCTCTTTTAGATATTTCTTTTTTTGTTTGAGTTTTTAATACATTTTTCCAAGCTTTTCTACCTATACTTTTTATTGGTCCACCAGTCACTAATCCACCTCCTCTATTTATAAGCACGTCAACAAGCATATCTATACCAGTACCTAAAGCTTGACCAAAGAAAGAGTTGTTGTAAGCTTTATTAAAGTCACCATCTATATCAAGGGCTACAAAATCTTCTAATCCTTTAACCTCACCTGTGAAAGCTTCTATTTGATTCTCAAAATCTTTTTCTTCTTTTTCAGTTAAAAAAGGAGATTCTATAAGTAATGCTGTTCTAGCAAACATAGCACCAACGCCACCCATTGATTTAGCTAGGTTACTACTTATTCTGTTAAGTATTATAGCAGGAGCTTCACCAAGATTCATTTCAGCATAGTTTGTAGCTTCGCCCATGCCTCCTTCTTTTCTTTCTATTTTAGCTTTTAAGTCAGCCTTTTTAATACCTAAAGAAACAACTTCATTTATTTGTAACATGTTATCAACTTGCAATGATCTCATATAGTCGATATCATCTTGCATGTCTAAATAATCTAACGTATTTTCTTTTATTTCTGATTCAAATTTTATTGCTTGATCTTTTATAGTAACCTCTTCATCTAAACCGTCGTATATATATTTAGGAATTTCAAACTCTATACCACTTGGAGTTTTAATATTCATCATCGGCATCTTACTTATAGCTTCGCCTCTATTATCATATATTATTTTATCTTTAACTGAAACTACTTCAAAACTTTTTATAGGTGTTTTATCATATTCATTAAATGTTGTTTCATACTGCTCTTGCGATCTCCCGGTAATTTTACCGTCTTCATCAACTGTAAAACCTTTCTTTTCAAGCATTTTTACTTTTCTTTCGTAAGTATACTTATCGTTATCCAGGATCTTCTTAACGGAAGGTTGATTAGCTAAAGCGTCTTCACCATAGAACTTTAAAGCTTCTGTAAACGCATCACTAATTTCGTTTGAAAAGTTAACTTTTGATGTTATTTTGTGTATAGGACTATTATAGCCTGATAATTCACCAACAATGTCATTTAGTTTAGAAGATGTAAAATGTTGTTGCTTTGTTTCCTGATTAGCATAGTATTCTAAATTTTTAAATCTTTCCTTGTCAAAACGCAATTTTATATCTTCATTAGCATTATTACCAAGAAATTGTTTTATCTTTTCTAAAACTTCCGGTGTAGGATTTTCTAATTCTTCAGGAGATAAGTTAATATACTCAGAACTTTTATTGTTAAAAAATTGTGCTTCAAGCTCTTGCACTTCTTGACCTATCATGTAGCCTTTGCTAGCAGCATTTCTTTTAGCTTCTATAGTACTAATACCTTCTTCTTGTTGCTGCTTTATAAACTCTACTCCTTCTTTATTAAATTTAGCATTATTAAAATATTGTTGATCATAAAGGTTTAAGTCTACTCCAAGTATTGATCCTATTTCATTGTCACTAAAATCTAAATCAACTGCATCATTATCACCTGGATCTCTATATATAGGTCTTCCAGAAAAATCCCTAGGAACATTAGCATGTAGTTTACCGTTTCTTTTATCGTAGTAAAAACCATATTCTAAAAATTTAGAATTATTAAATTTGTCATCAACGTTAAAACCTTCTACGCCTTCATCTTTAATGCCTTTAAAATTTTCAACAGCGCTTTCAAGCTCTTCTTTAGAATCTACAACAAATTCAGCGTTAGATCTAGCAATATCGAAATCTTTTTTAGCTTTAACTAAATCTTTGTTCTTTAATTTTTCTAATTTATTTTTTAACTGTACTTCTTCGTCAGTTATTACTTTTGCACCAGGATACTTTTCAGATCCTTTTCTATTTTTACTTAAATAATCTAATCTTTCTTTTGTAGATGCTATTTCAGATTCAACTGCTTCTACACTTTCCACAGCTTTAGCCACATTTTCATCTCCTTTATAAAAAGTAGAAGTACTAGGATTGTAAGCTTCGCTTATTTCTGATGCTATATTTAAATCATCAGAGTCAGATATTTTGTAAGCATTTTCTTCTTTCTTGTGTCTTAAAGCTTGTAGCTTTAAATTATAATCTTTTATATCATCCTTGCTAGTAGCTAAATCTATTTTGTTTTCTAAATCTTTTATTTCTTTATCAAAATCTCTAGATGTTGTAATTTCAAACTCTTTTCCCAGAATGTCAAAAGCACTAGTGGGAGTAACATCTCCTCTATCGTTTACATCTACTACTAGTCTATCTTTTTCATTATAACCTTTAATTTTACCATTTTCATCTTGATAAATAACAGTGTATAAATCTACGGCTCTTGCGTCTGCATATGGAATAGCTTTTCCTCTTTCATTTACAAATACTTTTTCTCCTTTAATTTTATTACCTTCGTCATCTAATGGTAGTGTTTTATCTAAATCACTTATTATACCATCTTTATTAATGTCTTTTATGCCTTCTTTTAAATACTCACCAGTCCTAGCGTCTTGAACATCTTGATTAACACTACCATCTTCGTTAATAATAGGTTGGCGCTCTGTTAGTTCAGAATCTTCATAAGGTATTATACCTAGTATTGTTTTATCTTTAAATTGATCATTACTTGAAAAGTCTAAACCAGTATCCTCTATAGCTATATAATTATCACTAGGTGTATCTTCTCTGTCAAAATAATTACCTTTATCTAAAAATCTTTTAAAGTCTTCTACAGTTTTATTATCACCTCCATTGGACGTACTATTAAACTCAAATAGTTTTTCTTCTAAGAATCTTTTTTTAGGATCATTTCTCCAAGTGTCATCATCTTTAGGAAATAGATCGCTTGCTAAAGCTGTTTTACTTTCTTTTCTTCCACCAGTAATCTCATCTAACACATTAAAATATGTCCTAGATATATTACCTTTTTTCTCTTTATACTTTTTTCTTAAATTAGGATCTGCTTTCGGTATATACTCCGTAATATCTTCCTCTAATTGTAAATCCGTAACTTCTCCTGTTGCTGGGTCTTCCGTCGCTGCAACTGCAACATCCTCTGCAACGACTTCCGGCTTTTCCACGTCTACTTTTAGACTTTCAAAATCAAACTCATTACCATCACTTGATTCTTCCTCTTTTTTCTTTTCATCATCTGGTCCTCCTGGAGTTACCATATCTACTTTTAGACTTTCAAAGTCAAATTCATTAAATTCCTCGATCATTTTGTATATCTTTTATTTAATAACTCCATTCTTTTTTCGTAAGAAGAATATTTTTTAGGTAATATTCTATTATTTTTAGGATTAAATCCATCTTTTCTAGCTTCTTCATAGTATGCCTCAATAGCATTGTTACGTGCGTCTTTCTCTGCTGGTGTACCAGTAGGCATTGCTTTTATTTTATCATAAGCTACTTTTCGTTTCTTTATAAAAGGAGCAGCTGTTTTTTGATACTTGTCATAATCAGCTTTTTTCTTTTTATACTTATCTTTATCTGCTTGTGAAGCGCTTGCTGCGGGTTTTGTAGGTTCTTTTGTTGCGTGTTTCCAAGATTCACTTCCGCTTTTCTCGTAAGTGTTTTTGTATAAATCTTGCATTTCGTCACGTAGTTTAGACTGATCTAATTTATTGTAATCTATATTACCTTTTACTTCATTCCATTTTTCTTCGGTTGCTTTTTTATCAAATAAATAACTACGCCTATCATCACTATTTATATCACCATTAGCTATCATAGTAACAACCCTTGGATCCCAACCGGAGTTAAAGTTGAATTGTAACATTCCTGTTCTAAATTCTTCAGGTAACGAATCCCAATCATCTCCCCACATTTTAGGATTGTTTAATGCTAGTTTCCCGTTGTATTCACCTTTACCTAGGTTTTCTTTATTTATTTTATCTATAGTCTTTTTAACAGCGGCTTCATCTTCTCCATATCCACTACAAGGAACTGCATTGCCTGAAGCATCTACGCAACCAACTGTGTTTTCTATACCTATCATAAAGTTTAAACCTGGAACTTCAGCAGGATCTCCTGATAATTCATCAATATTGTTTCCATCAAACACGGTAATGTTGTCGTCAGCATAACTATTCATTCCTCCTTGTTGACTTACTAGATTAACACCTGCTGGGCTAGTGGTATTAGTTCCTGGAACTACAGCTGGGTTTTGCTGGTCATTCCCTTGTTGTGAGTTCATAGAGTTTTGATACTCAGTTTGAACACCAGCTTCTATAACATCACCATCAGCATCAACCGGTTGGTAGACTCCAGGGTTATCTACACTAAAACTCTGAGTCTTTGGTGGACCTTGTTTTATCATGTTTATTTCTACATCTGAAATACCAGAAGCTTTGTTTAATTCACTATCAAAAAGCTCTTCATTACTAGTATCTACAGCCCTTGGGTTTTTATTAGGATCACCTTTATAAGCTATAATTTCCGCATTTTCATCAATACTATTTGTTTTCATGTATTGTTTTAGCTCTTCGTCGGATATACCAGTTTCTTGCTGTATTTGTTTAGGAGTTTTATAAGTGGTTGTTCCATTATTAGCCGCTGATAAACGACTTAAAGTAAGAGCTTTGTCTTCAGAGCTAGAAGGGTAGCTTTTAGCCATTTCAGCATTTTTATCATACAACGGTCTTTTTGCCTCTGCTTTCTTTTCAGCTAAATTTTGTTTTTGCTCTGTTATTCTTTGGCTTTTTATATCAGCGTCAGGTTGAGCAGATTCTTTATAAGCTTTTTGAGCTAATTGACTAGACAAAAGATTTCTTTGTATCTGCACATCGGCTTGATAAGCTTCTTTATCTGTATCATCAACTCGACCATCACCATTCCAGTCAGCTCCAGGAGGAACTGAGTCATGACCAGAACCTATCCATCTTGTAGTATTACCCATAGATTCCCAAACACCAGCTGCCTGACCTTCTACACCTGAGTCTAATATGTAGTCCCAGTTACCTGGTGCGGTTAAAGAATCCCAATACTGTTTGTTATCGTAAATCTTTGTTGTAACAGATTTACCATCTTTACTTTCAGTTTGAGTTGACTTACCATAGCCTATATCTTTTTGTAATCCATCAATAGTACCAGCTAGTAATTCATCTACATTCGGCTGGTAAGAAATTGGATCATAAGCTTGAGTATTTTTATTTTTATTCTTCTTTAAATAACCACTCATATCTAAGTCTTGAGCATACACTTCTTCAGGAAATTGATCTTCAAAATCATCTCTGCTCATATATTGAGGTTTGCCATCTTTCAATATTGGCTCTCCTTCTTCATCTTTCAATATAGAATTAGGATTATGGTACGTCATGGATTGGTTGGTACCATTAGCCTTGTTCATTGTTATATTAGCACCACCATTATCTACAAAGTCGTCATAAAGAGCGGTCATTCCAGGAGTGTTAGAGTTTAAAATGCTATTTGGATCTCCTTTAGGAAGTTCTCTTCTTTGCTTATAATCTTCTAAACTACCTTGAAAAAAACCCATAAACTCTTGTTGGTTTTCTATATTTTTCAATGCATCTGCCTCAGCTTTGCTTATTTGTTCAGCTGTACTATCAGGATCTAACTCTATTCTCATTAGATCATCTTTAATACCTTTACCCCAAGCTAGGTAAGTTTTATCAAAACTATCTCCTCCAGTGGAATAATCAGCTTCTGTTTCAGAAAGCTCTACATCCATTTTTTTAGAAGCATTTAACCAGCGTTGTTGCCTTGCTTTTTCCATAGCAGCTTGATTCTTCTGGTATTTTCTATTTTTTTCGGCTTGTAATTTACTCCAATCTTTTATAACAGTGTTATAACCTTCAGCTGCTTTGTTAGCTGCTTGAGCTTGAGTAGATAGAGCACCTATATTTACACCCTCTGAATTAGATACGCTTTGTGGATTTTCGTAAGTTCCCATATATATATTATTATTCTTATCCGTAATGACCTATTGCTGCTGATGTTACTCCACCTATCATAGAACCTATAGCGCCAGCTTGAGCTGCTGCTGCTTGACCTTCTGCTTGAGCAGCCAAATCAATTTGTTGTTGTGTTCTATTAAGCTGTTGCATTTCTCTATTCTCTCGCTGTTGAAACACGAATTGGTTACCAGCTACTTCAGCGTTTTGAACTCTTTGCTTTTCAGCTAAAACTTGTCTTTGCTTGTCAGACTCACCTTGAGCTTTTAATTTCTCGTTATTAACCTCTTGCTGCTCAATACTTGCTGAAACGCCCATTTTACTTTTTAATGCTGCTTGAGCTAACGCTGTAGCACCACCAGCAGAAGCACCTGTAGCTCTTAATGTATCTAAAGTATTTGCTAAAGCTATATCAGCTTCTTGAATTTGCATTTCTGCAGCTTGAGTTGCTACAGATAAATTAGCATAAGGATTAGATATGTCTCCACTTAAGTCTTCAACTCCTTCATAAGGATTTATTATAGCTTGTCTATTAGCTTCTAATTTTGCTAATTGTCCTTCTTTTTCCAATCTTGTTGCTTCTGCTTTGTTTTTCGCGTTGTTTGACATAGCTAGTTGAACACCGCTTCCAACCACCGCTATTGCCGCAACACCTGCTGCTACTCCTGCCATATTAATAAAGTTTTTTAGTTAGCTCATGAGATTTTCTGGGATCTTTTGTCCATCCAAGTTTTTCATGAGTGTTAATTAAGTGTTGATTACCAGTTATAGTAAACATATATCTATATCCAGAAGAGTTAGCTACGTTCTCTGCACCTTTAATCAACAGCTCTAACGCTTCTTTTCTATCTTTGTTCTTGTATTCAGGATTAGAAATAACCCATTCAAGTATTGCTGCTTTTGAGTTTGTAGTATATAAAAACCCAGCAACAACACCTATATTATCTTTTTCAACAATAAAACCACTAGTACCATTACCTGGTAAAAAATCTTTTGGTGGAGCAGTTCCCCAACCTCTCCAGTTTTCCCACCACACTTTTAAAGTTTCGTAGTCTTTTTCTATTAAATTTCTTATATTAAATTCCATTATGAGGATATTGTATATGTTGTACCTATTGTAAAAATTTCTTTAAAATTAAAAGGATCAGTAGATTGATCTGTTTGTATCTTAGCTGTTAAATAATAACCTTTTAAACCAGTCATTTTGTTTCCAGAAATAACTTCACCTGGCCTTATTGGGTAGAAATTAGGATCAGCTGTGTTGTTGTTTGTAATTTTTTGAACTATATTTGCAACATATAGATTTTCTTTTCTGTCAAAACCAGCGTGTTTAGGTTGAGAAGTAATTGGATCCGTGTAATATCCCTCTTTGTAACTAAGTATAGTATCTGAATTGTCTGTAAACTCTCTTTCTACATTGTTTTGAATATCAAAACCTTGTTCACTACTAGTTAAGTTTTTCATTTCCCAACCATTAGAACCTTCGTAATTTATTGTGTTAAAGTTCTTCTTAGAAGATGGACTAACATTAAATATAAAAGTTATACTAGAAGGCTCTGGTGTTAATCCATAGAAACTGTTTCTAAGATTATTACTATAATGAAGCCAAGATTGAGCACCAGTAAAAGAGTAGTAATTACTTTTTATACTACCCATAAACAATGGTTTATATTTAGAGAAACTAACCCAACCTCTTATATCGTCATCAAAAGATATTGTTTTATAATCATCTATAGCGTCAGGAGTAGATAAGTGTTTTTGTATTGAGTTTATGTAATTTTTATTATTAATATCAAAACCACCAACAACTTTATCTTTAACCCACTTTGAAAACAAACATGTTTCAGCATTGGCAGCACCAGTGTCTACAGCTACATCTATACTTACTGTTATTATTAATGTTTTTGGTATTGGTGAAGTTTCTATATCTACTACTATAGGAGTTCCTGGCTGACCTGACGCTAATTCAACATCCATTCCTAACTCTATACTATCTAAATAATCTGAAGTAACATAAAACTGATTGCTATCTAAAGTGTTTTCAGTATAAACTTCTCCACTAACTGAGAATAATTGATTATCATTTAGTATTTTACCTAACTCGTCTCTAAAAAAGTCATACATGCCGTAACCTGATATTTCAGTTAATCCGTCCCTAGAAAGTCTTAGTATAGCACCTCTATTAGCATCAGCAAAATATCTTCTAAATCCATAGTAAGCGAAAGACTCTGGGTTTTGGCTTATACCATAGTCACCCTCGTAAGGAGTTACAGTTCCAATAACGTTTTGAGAAGTTGTTACTGTTCCACCTCCTTCAGCTGAGTATATAGCATCTTTATCTATCAACGCTCTACTTACTTTGTTTTCTTGAAAAACTGTTAAATCAGTATCTCTAGCATGTATCAATTGTATAGTGCCTTTTCCTGGATCAACTGTTCGAGTTATGTCTTCTCCAATTGGAAACACATTAGTATTATTTACTCCTGTTCTAGAGTTAAATACACCTGAATATATTAAAGAACTTGATCTAACTTTCAAATCATCGTCTTCTTCAGATAAAAAAGCTCTAGGACCAATTTGAGTAAAAGAGTTATTATATCCCCCTCTTATTCTAGATTCTTCTACGTAAAAATTAGTTTCAGAATCTGAAGGATCAAAAATAGGGTAATTTATCTCATCAGCCCATGGTAAGCTAGGCCAATAGTCAAAACCATAATTAGATTGACTTGACGAACCAGCATCTGGATTAGCCATTCTCTTTAACAAAAAGGAATTAAAAAAACAAACTTCTACTTTAACACTCATATTATAATTACATGTTTATATTAAATACTACTATGCTGGCCATATTGTTGTACAGTTAAAAGGTCCGCTTATTTGATAACCAGGTTTAACTTTCCATGTTACAGTTAGTTGTCTATTTAATGATTGGCTACTACCGGTAGCGTCATATACTTTCAACTTAGCTCTAAACGTTGTTGTACAATCTAAAGCTCCTGAATCTGGAAGCCAATAAGTAGGGTTATTCTGTGGTCCACTTGGATTACCCCAACCGGATGTATCTACATAAGGTCCACTATCTTTATAATTTTGTTCTGGTGGAGGTACTGTAGTAGGTGTAGATGATATTTTACCAAAAGCATTACCTGAATTAAAAGGTGGAAATATTTCACTAAGTATATTAAGAGCTCTAACTTTAGTAGCTAACACTTGTGGTAGCACAGAGACTGATCCAGTTCCTTGAAAAGGTGGGACAGTTGCTGCAGCTGCATAAGAAGTATTTGCTACAGCTATGTACCTATTACCCATAACATTATTACCAAATGTGCCACCTCCATAATAGGTCATAGGGTAAGATCCATCAGGTGTGTACTCTTGCCAACCACCAGCTCCAGCATTTAGTTTAGGCCAATAAAACTCTAAAGACTCAAGTAACCAAAAAACACCAATTGTTTTTGCTTTATCATTAAAATTATTAGCTGGTAGATTATAATTAGGATTGTTTACAGAGGAACCATTTATTCCGTCTAATTGAATCAATTGGCACCAGTCTGAATTAGGATCTGAAGGATTCCATGAAAGGCTTGGAAAAGCTATATTTGTTTCTCTAGCAGGTTCACCGCTTAAGTCTATATCGGTCAAAGAAACTAAACCAGTGGCTGGGTTTATATTATCCCAAGCTGGCATAATGTTTGAAAATCTATTATCTGGAGCTATAGTTATAAAGTTTTGAACTGGTTGACCTTGACTATTTAAGTTTTCAAACTTAAGGTTAAAAGTATAGTTTTCAGGTACAAAAGAAGACTGGGTATAAACTTTGTATTGCAACACTCTCATTCTAAAAGTGTTGTCTAAGTTATTTTTTACAATATCAAATAATGGTGTAGGAGTGTTAGGTATTGTATTTCCTAGCCCATCTAAAACACTGACTATAGTAACGTTTGTATTAGGGTCGTTTATAGGACTACCAGAAGCTGTTAAAGGGTAAAAAGAAGTGGTTACAAATTGATTTACATCAAAAGCCTCAGTATAAGCAAAGTTTAAATCTTCAAAGCTAGTTGCTATAGAGTTGTCATTGGTAACAATTGCAGAATTAAGTTCTGCTATTAATCCACTTGTAGAAGTTTCGTAAAATATGTCTAAATTAGAAAGCACGGGTCTTGTTTCATAAACACCTAAACCAGGTTGAGATCCTATCAATACATCATCAGGAACAGTATTATTTGCTCCCTTTGGGCTAAAACCACCAGGTATACCTATTGCTTTTTCTGTTGCTATTTGGCCTATTAAAGGATTTGAATCTGTAGTTATTTCAGCAAATTTAGGAAATTGACCTTGAAAAAATTGTGAACTACCTTGTATACTGTAAAAAGGACTTATACCTCTAGCCATGTCGGGAGAACCTGGGTTTATAAATTCAATATCACCGTTATCATCTAATTTCCAAGCATCACCATATGTAGTAGGGCCGACGACTGCGTTAATAAATTCATACGCGTTTGAAGCCCATTTGTATCCAGATTTTGTTTCGTCTAAACCTAAATCTTTCCAATTACCAATTCTAGTAACCTCATCAGATACTAAACTTGGATAGTATTGGTTTTCTTTACCCTGTTGTTGACCTAGTTGATTTGCGTTATTACCCTCGAATATATTAACTCTTCCATATAACTCTACAGAAGAAGCAAATTGTTTGTCCTGTGCTCCTACTTCTTTTAAATCTCTTGGAATTTTATTTATATTGTCATTTATAAGAACTATAAAAGCTTCGTCACCAACTAAGTTATAACGATCCGTTGAGGTTGGTGCTATTGGTGCTGGGAAGTTTGCTTGGCTTCCATTCGCTTTAATAACATCTTGCCAGCTTTTTGGATAACCATTTAAAATACCAGGAAGATATACATTATAATACTCTTGTTCTTGTTGTTTTACTACTATTTTAAAACTATACCAACCTAAAGGATTAGTTGTGTCAAACAGTCCAGGATAACCAAACTGAGAATCTGTTTCTGGAACAACATCTTGAAATAAAACTTTTAAACTATTGCCAGGCCAAAGGTTAGGTTCACCAGTACCACTTGTTGCACTATCATACAAAGGTTGGCCAGCATTTCTATAAGGACTATATATTGAAGAGCCTACAAAACCAACAAGACCTTCTAATGTATCGTTAGCAGATAATATAACATCTGAATGTCTTCCATATCTATCAACTAGAACTACACCCACCTGATAGGTTCTATTACCTTTTAATGTATGGTTTTGATATTCTTTGCGAAGAACAGGTGGAGAAAAAGAATCAGAAACAGTGTCTTTATATTTTTGATCAGCACTTACCGTATAAGACAAATTACTTAATGAAGGGTTTTTAGCTACAAAATTACCGTAAACAACTCTATTACCCACAGACTCTTGAGTCAATGCTCTTATAGGGACTTTGTCATAAACTCTTGACAATTCGTTTTCAGGTAAAGTTCTTATAGGCTTTTTAGACTTGTAAGTATACTTAAAGTCGGTTGTATTAGTTAATAATAAATCTTGCTGTTTTATAGTATCTAATACTTTTAAGCTTAAATCATCAGCTGCTTTATATATTATATCTATCTCTTTTACTTTTAATTTATCAACAATCTCACTAAAAGATCCGTAATTATTGCTAGATATATTGTAAGGTGCTAGTTGTATTATTACGTTAACAGTAGGATCTGTTCCCCCTATTTCAGTCTCTGGTATTAATATAGTTTCACCAATATTCCAATTATTACCACCATTAACAACATTTATACTTATACCTGGTTTAGGTGGTCCAGAGACAGTAACATTTAATTCAGCTGAATTATTACCATTTAAATTCACATAAAAAACATCGTTATAAATACCTGCAGCATCATTAAAATCACCAGTATTTGTTATAGAACCTGCTAAATTAGGAGCGTTTAACAATACGCCTGATAGCGATTCATCCGCATAGTTATTAGGTGATGGTATAGTTAATCCTATTTGATTGACTTTGTTTTCCATAAAAGAAACTATACTACTACTTAAAGCATTTGTTCTATCTGTCTTTTTCCAAGTAAAAGGACTAGTAGCAGTAGGTGATGTAATTATATTACTTCCTATATCTTCATAATTAAAAACGTCTTGAAAGTAACCATCTTGTTCAGGTATAAAAATATCTTGTGAAAAAGGAGCTATAGGAGAATACTCGTTATCATCAAATTTAAATCTATAAGATAGTTTAATAAACTTATCTTTTAAAAACTTTTTATCACCTTGAAAACCAGATTCATAAAAAGGGTTAGCTCCAACTATAATAACATCACCTATATTAAGAGAAACTCCTTCATCTACGGTTATTGTAAATAGAGAGTTGGTTACACTTCCTATATTTGTTATCTTAGGGTAAGGTTTAGGTATTGTAGCTCCATTGCTTGATCTAATAGCAATAGACATTCCTAATCTAATATATCCCTTTGGTTGGCTAGTTGGCAACGCTTCAAGAGTTATAGACGTACCCACAGCGTTTGACGCAACTGTAAAATCGTTAAATAAGGGTAATTCTTTGCTAACAACATCTTTCATTGTTGATAAAACAACACCTTTGTCACCATACTCGTAATATTTTATAGGCTCATATGGATAATATTTAGCAACAGATACGTGGTCTTCATTATAGTAATATGGATTACCATCGCTAAAAGGATTTGATATAGCTCTATCTACATTAAACTTTCTAGGTTGATTTCTATTATCTGTAAAGTAAAATTGATTTTCTACTATATTAGTACCTGTTATTGGATGGGTTTTTGAAAAATTCAACCACGCGCCACCAATTAGGAGCGTAGAAGAGCCAGATAACAAGCTATACATAACTATATAACATTCAGCTTTTGAAGGCTTTGTAGAGCTTATAGGAACATTAGCATGATTAGAAAGAGTAGTACCAGAACTATCATTCCAATTAGTTAAGAAAGCAAATATTCTATCATTATTAGTGTCCATGTGAAAACCAATAATTTCTAAGTTTTTAACGTTTAAGCCAAAGTCTGTTAATAAAGAGTTTCCAACTATGTTTTCAACAGCGCCAACATCTGGACCTTCTGATCTACTTACTTGAATATTTACAGCATCTCTATATTCTCCATTTGGAATAAGTCTAGCGTCAATATCCTTATTCATTTTGGATTTAATAAAATTATTCTTTGTTTCAGCCATAATTAATGTTTAATCCATTTAGATTTACCTCTCATAACTTGAGTAAATTCTTCTAACTTAATATTGCTTAATCTTATTTTAGCGTTGCGAAGTTTAGCATATCTTTCTTTTTTGTATCTTTGAACTATATACTCCTGAACATTTGATCTACTAGCCAGAACAGCATGTGATATATGTGCATATAAAGCATCCTCTGCCATCTTTGGAACTTTAGTGTCCATATCATAGGCTAATCCATCAGAAATGTACTCTAAGATGATTAATTGACCTACTAGTCCACTTGAAAAAGAAAACTTACCTTCTCTTTCGTTTATAGTAAACCAACCATTTGTTTGTGAAACTTCCGGCTCTAAACCATATCTTCTACCTAAAAATAATTTAAACCAATCAAACCCATATACACTAACATAGTTATCTATTTGATCTATAGTCAATTGACCTGTTATATTTAAATTATTATTTCTACTCCATCTTTTCTCTGTTATCGATTGATTAGCTTGATTATTTTCAGCAAATGAGTTTTGAGTGGGTATACCTGCAGCATCTTGAATAGGTAAGTCAGTTGGATTACTAGTTAATCTAGTAGGATATATAATATGTTTAATACCTGAATCGTCTACGTATGACAATTGTACATAATTAACGTAATCTTGTGGTATTGGAACAGATAAACTTGGTGGTATAGTAAGTTCTTGAGAATTAACAGATTTTAATGTATCATATGAAAATTCTTGCAAACCTCTTTTAGCGTGAAATATTATATCAGATCTTTTACACCTAGGTATTAACTTATCCATACCTACGTAAGCAACCATAAAATTGTTTACTATATCAGTTAGACTTACATATTCGTAACCTCCGTAGTTTTGTTCTATTGCATTTTCTTTTAATTGGCACAGAATAAAATCGCCTGCAGTTGCGTATACAGGAGCATTTGGATCAGGAAATATTACTACCTCATTAGTTTTAACATTAGCAACTCCAGATGCATTTTCAGGTATAGTAACACCTGTAGTTAAATTTATTAAAGTATAGTTTGACGCGGAAGCTATTTGTACAGGTAGTGATGTATTTGGATCCCATTCAAAAGCGCCGACTAAAGGAGTGTTAAAACCGCTACCACTAGTAGTTGTATTACCAAAAGTAAAAACTGTTGGAGATGTTGTCTTAAGTACAACTTGACCAGAGTAATAAGCCGCGTTAGTTTCTTTTATTAGTCCCATTTATTATCTTTTTTCGTTAGATTCTTGTTGTGCTAATTCTTGTGAAGCAGCTTGAATTATTTGTGGATCTCTTATTACAAGACCTGTATATTGTAATATTTGCAGAACGACTTCTACTTGCTGGCTGTCACTTATTTCAAAATCAACAGACCCTGTGCTTGGTATAGTTCCAACTGGAGCAGGATCGTCATTGTTAAAAAGATATTGTCCTAAACTACCTATAGTGTATGCCCATACAACATCTTTTGGTTTTCTAATGTAGCTAAAACTAACATCTGTATCTAGCGGTGTTGTCACCTCTGGAAATACTGTTATCTTATCATCTTTGTAAGTAGCTATTGGAAAGTTTAGTGAAGGTTGAAGTATAGGAGATAAAGTTTGCTGCTTGTATTCTCTTTGACTAACAATTTCTACTTCAGGAGAGTTTATACCTCTATTGTAAAAAACAGAACCAAATCTATGTAGGTTAGTGGGTTGATGATAAATGTTAGTTGTAGGATTATTTGATGCTTTTTTTAGTTCTTCAAATATTTGAAACTCTTCTTTTATGTGATCCATTCTAGAGGCGAACTCAACATCCGTTTTAGGCATACGTATATACTGGTTATAATCTTCGAAAAAACTTTCAAAAATATCTAATTGAACTTGAGTAGCTATCTTGTTAAACTCATCAGGAGTTAAATAGCCTCTTTGCTCTTTGTTTAATATGCTTAACACAGTCGTGTATACAGTATTTACGTTTATTGCCATTTTAGTATTTTTAAAAAAAAAGGGTGGCGAAATACCACCCTAATATATAGTTACATGTTAATTTGTCTTTTTCTCTATAGACTTGTAAACCTGTAAGCCTTCATCTGTTTTAAACCAAGCGGCTAAAGCTGAATAAGGATGTTCGTCAAAAGGGACTTGCATTAGTACTCTATCATTACTTCCCCACATAAATGTTCTTTGATCTTGTGATAATTTTAAAATACCGTTCTCAGTAGCTTTAATTCCAAAGTTTCTAAGTTGTACGTTTTCATCATTAATTAAATCAATAAACAATCTAGGGTTTCTTCTTGCAAAAATTCTTATATCTCTAAGTAATTCTTTTGAAGATAGTTCAGAAACTCTAGACCCTACTTCTACTCTTAGTATTGCTTCTGCTGTATCTATATCTATATTAGCTGCTGCATTACTAGCATCTAACTCCATATCTAAATAGTCTAGATCATAAGTAGCCTGCTTTTTAGGAAGATACTCATCATATGTATTACCTTTTTGTGGATGGTATAAAGAAAGTAGCTTTTGTAAATTTTGTTGCTCTTTAGGTACAAATAGTTTTCCTTTTTGAAAAACAATATGGCCTAAGTTTGATATTCCTTTTTGTTCATCTACAAAAGGAGATTTTTGATTTTCAGCATATCTAAGCTCTCTTTGATGCCCTAATTTTTCATCAAAATATAACATAGGTGTTACAGGTGAGTGTCTTGTAGCTAGTCTAAGCGTTAAAGGTTTTTTATTTTTTAAAAAATATAGTCTATCTTTAAGTTCCCAAGTTTCTTTTACTTCAGTTTTTTCTGAAGATTTTTTAGTTTTTGTTTCCATAATATAATATAATATAATATAATAAAAAGCTAGAGTGCCGAAGCACCCTAGCATTAATTGTTATTATGCTGTTGTGAATAGCATAAAGTTATTAGCAGCTTGAACCACTAGACATCTTTCTGATAAAAAGTGAACATTCATAGCATCAAGACCTGATGTGTAAGCTCCGCCTACAGAACCAGTGATCCATGATTTCATTCTTCTATCATCTGTCTCAGACGCTCTATAACGAGTGTGTAAGAAAGGTCTTCTGATATTTGATCCCAACATTTGATCATAAACTGTTGATGTTCCCGCAGGAATCATAACACCTTGAATGTTTGGAGCAATACCTCTAGTTGAAGCATCATTTAGATATTTCCAGTCAGTTTTGTAGAAGTCATAAGAACCTCTTCTAAAACCAGAAAAACCAAAGTTAAGTGCCATATCTCCGTCGTTATCAAATAACCCGTAAGAAGCACCAGCTACTTGATTTACACCCGCTGCACCAGTAGTACCTTGAGTACTACCGCCAACATTAGCGATCATATTATCCATAGCTAAAGCTAAAGTTCTATTACAGAAAATCATGTTTTCTTCAATAGCGCCTTCAAAATCTAACTGAGCTAATATTGTGTCAAAGTCAACTAAAGCAGCATTACCACCAGCAGCAGCTTGAGAGAATCCTTGGTATTCGTGACCTCTTTCACTTACAGCTGAGAATAAACCTTGTGTACCTTTGTTACCTGGAGAACCAGCAGCACCTAAAGCAATTGCAGCAACTCCGGATCCAGCTACAGCTTTTTCACCTTCAACTAATACCATTTCAAGATAATCTTCATATCTTAATCTAGTCTCAGACTCAGACTTCAAATACCATAAGTATCCAGATGTTCCATCTTCAGTTGCAACTTCAACCCAACCGATCTGAGCAGTGTCAGAACCATTGATTTCAAATTTGTCTCTAATGATAACAGGTGAGTTACTATACTGAGTAAACTCTGGCTCAATAGAACCTAATTTATCATCATCAGAACCTTTTTGCCATTCTGAACCGTATACAAATAGCGACATAGTATCAGCAGCTACAAATATTCCAGGAACTGCACTAGCAGCTAATAAATCAGTAGCTGTATAAGCAGCAACTGTAATTATAGCTTCTCTAGCTACACCAGCAGCACCACCAGTAGCAGCACCAACATTAGTAACTAATACTTTCATAGTGTTTCCAGCACCTGCACCAGATGTTGCATAAAGAACCAAAGTTTGATTTACTTTAATAGCACATTCTGAATTTACAGCTAAACCAGCAGCTGTAGCATCTGGATCAATTTGAACAGTAATAGTAGTTGCTGTAGTAACAGCAGCTTGTTCGTAAGAAACGTGAAGTCTATTTTGTTCAGACCAAATTACTTGATCAGAAGTCATAGGCATTTCAGCTCCTACCATTCTCAAGAAACCACCAATAGTTCGGTTTCCGTATCTTTCTACCTCTTGCTCATAAAGCTCTGGTAGATATTGTTGTGCAAAGTCATTAGCATCAGCCCCACCTTGGTTGAACTGAAGATAATTTGATTGCAGCGTCATTTTAGTTTGCGCTGGTTCTAAATTTGGACCCAACGCTGGATTTAATCCTGCCATTTTGTTTTGTTTTTATTTATGTTCTTCGTTTGATTTTTAACTTAGAACCATCTCCACCGGTGACAGCTTTAACCTTCAATCCATTTACAAAAACTTCTCCAGACGGATTAGGTCTAGCTTCGTTTGATATGTTTTTAGATTGAGCTAAAATGTTTTTAGAAGCATCGGCTTTGCCTTGCTCATAAAAATGTTTAGCAATTGTATCCGCGTGTCTTGCAGCATAGATAGCTTTATGATAACCAGCTTGATCTTGAACACTTCCATCCTCGTTTAAGAACTTCTTAATAAATGTTGAAATGTCGGATTGGGCATCTGCAACTCCTTGAGCATTATTAACTTTATAATTAAAACTCTTTTCCCCTACATTGAAATCAAAACCTTTGAAATCGTTTGAGAAAAACTTTTTAGTATTTTGTTTAAATGACTCATGTTGTTGTTTAGCTAAGTCTTGTGTTTTTTTATGATTGTTAAAAAATTCTAGAGCTTTTTGTTGTTCTTTGTTAGTATTAGGTTTAAACTTTATTTCCTCATAATACTTACTTTTAACTTCTTCTAAAAAACCTCTAGCTTTAACAACTTCTTCTTTTAAAGCGATTTGTTTTTTCTTTACATCTCGCTCTTCATCCACGTCTTCGTCAAATGAAAAAGAATCTTCTAATATATATTCTATTTCTTCTACGTTTAAGTGTGGTTTAGTATTTTTATAATATTCTTTTAGTAATATATCGTTATCTACTTTACTATAATCAGTATTTAACCTAACATAGTCTTCAACAGTTCCACCCGTTTCATTCATGAAACCTACTAGTTTTTCAATATTTTCTGGTAAGTTATTTTGAGTAGCTTCAACTTCTTTATTGATTTCCGTTTCTTCTTTAACTATTTCGGATAAAACAGGTTCTTCTTGGATATCTTCTTTAGTTTCAACTACATCAACTTCTTTTTCTATATCTTCTTTAATTTCTGAGCTTAAGTCAACTTTAACATCAGATATACTTTCCTGTTGAGTTAAATTTTTAGGCTTTTTTTTCATTTTGAAATCACCTTCTTGTGTTTCTTTTTCTTCCATAATATAATATAATATAATAATAAACCTACATCATAGGCTCTTCTTGTGAATCCTCTTGTATATCCACTTGTTCTTCAACAACTTCATTAGATGCTGGAGTTCTTTGTTCCTCTACTTCAAAGTTAGTAGGTAGACCATCTGTTTGTCTTTGGTCTATCATTTGGCTTTGTTGAGTTGCTTGAATTTTAGATCTTTTATCTTTTCTATCTTCTATTCTAGTTTCTTTCTCTTGCATGGCTTTTACTTTTACTTTTTCAAGTTCCATGTCGTAGTTAAACTCTATTTCTAAAAGTTGCTTTTTTATTTCAGCTTCAGTCTGCATTCTTTGTATTTCCATTTGAGACTTAGCTTGTTCAAACTTAACATTTGTTTCAGATAGTGCTTGTTGTTTTTGAACTTCTGCCATAGCTGCTTGTTCTGCTGACTTGGCGTTAGCCTGTGCCTGCGCTTGAATCATTTGTTGTTGCGCCTGTTGGTCTGCTTTTTGTTTTTGCTTTCTTTTTATTTTTAGAAAAGCGTTAGCTAATTGTATATTATTTATCTCTCTAATATCTATAGCATCTTCTAAATATATTTCTTTTTGCTGAAGAGACATTTGTATATTTTGCTCTAGCATAGCTTTTTCTTCTTCGTCTGGCTCAAGTTCTAGAAATATACCAAAATCTTGAGGATTTTTTTCTACCAATTCATCTAAAGTTCTAACGTTGTATTTTGATATACTATTAATTAAAGCAGCTCTAGTTAAAGGAAACATTATTGCATCAGCTGATCTTAGCGCTATATTTTCTGCATTTCTTAGAGTTATATACAAAAATGACTGTAGTATGTGTCTAGTTGCAGTGTTTGAATTAGCTGCTGCAAGTTTTTGTAAACCTACTAAAGATTTAGGATCTGGTGAACTACCGTCTCTAGCTTCGTTTAGTCCTGTTACATCTCTAATCATTTGAAGGTAATACTGGTAAGTTTGTATTAAGCTTTGTATTTTTGCTTGACTACCTGAGGCTTGTAGCTCCTGTATAGGAACTTTTCCATGATTCATGTCACCGTCTTGAGTCATCGATCTACCAACTATACTACCAGTTTGAAAATACATATTTAATGCTTCTGCTGGATTATAATTAGTACCATTACCTAAATCAACTTCCGCTAAACCATCTACGTCTATAAAAACACCATCAGGAACTACTCTAGATAAAACCTGCTGAAGTTTTAAGTGAGTTAACTGTATCATGTCAGCAAAACCAGTAACTCTGCTTACTAAAGACTCTATGCGTCCCTTATACATTCTAGGAGCACATATATTATAGTTCATATTAACCTTAACAGTGTCTCCAAAAGGTCGTGTCATGTTTTCACACATCTTCCACTCCATCATTAATGGATGACCTAGTATTTTAGCACCACAAAATAAAACCTCTATCGATCTTGAAGCTTTTTTAAAGTTATCACTTTCAGGAGGATTGAAAGTATCTGGTTTTTGAAGAACTTTTTCTAAACCATTATCTGTATGTTTTATTTTAAAAACTTGGTCTATATAAGTTTTATACTCAAAGTACAATACTTGAACAGTATTGTTATCTTGTCTACCGTTCCAATTTCTAGTGTAATCTGTGTTGCCAGGGTATTCTTGTATAGTTTTTAACTCTTCGTTAGTTAGATTAGGATATTGTTTTTTAACGTCGGCTAATGATATACTTTTAACTTCACCAACATAGTATAAATCTTCAAAGTTTGGATCTTCAGTATAAGAATAAACTAGATTAGCAGGATCTACATAATCAACTACTATACCTTCTGACTTATTAAAGCTTGTTTTAGTAGCGCCAATACCTAGGACTGTTAAGTCATAAGCAACTCTTTTAGCTATTAAGTCATATTTATTATATGATAACACATTGTTTATAACTTCTTCTTCAGCCATTTCTACAGCTTGCTTGTAGCTCATCTGCATATGAACTTCAAACTCCGCTTCATCTGCTGGTACTTTTTCAGGATCTTTTGTGTTAGCTACGTTTATACCTAACTTTTCCTGCATTGTACCTATAAGCTTCTGTTGTTTCATGTCAGAATAAAGCTCTTCAGCGTATTTAGTTCTTTTTTGAAGAGATGCTGGATCTTGAGCAAAAGCGTTTATAGTGTAGTTTCTACTAGATATTCCATTAACAACTATATCTACAAACTTTGGTATAACAGGTACTGGCTTCCAGTCTAAATTTAAATAAGATAAATCGCCATTAATAGACATTTCATCTTTATACTTTTGAACAGATTGTTCTCCTCTAGCATATAGTCTTAGTGAGTAAAAATTACTATAATTGTCAGAAAATCTATCACCACCTCGGCCTGCCCAAAACCATTGACCCTCTATAGCTCTACCAACTTGTAAACCATAGTCATAAGACTTTTTCACATATTCTGGTACTACCTGATCTGGAAAAGCGCTGTTGCTATTTGTAAAAATCTGCATTAATCTATTATTTTTGAGTGTAACCCTTTATTATTATATTTACCAAAACCTAAGTTTACAGTTTTTAAAGTTCTTTCTGAAATGGGTTTATAGCTGTTTCTATTACAAGCCATAATGGCTAAGCCAGAACTTATAGAAGCATCGTGTTTAGTTCTATTATTTATATCAAATCTACTCCAGTCTTCCAAAGTATCTTGATGATACATATCTCCGTAATTCTCATTTAGTCTACCTACATAGGAATCTATATAAGACTCTATAGCCGCGGCATGAGACTGTTTTATATCTTCACTTGAGTTTGGTATTCCTCCTATTTCTTTTTCTGTTATAGATAATTTATTCCAAACCTTGTCAGGTCTATTCATACTATAGCTTCTATAACCTCTTCTTTTTAAATAATACAGAAGTCTAGGTTTGTTATTTTCAGCAAGTATTGGCATACCGTAAAAAACTAAAGCCATTAAAACGTCTTCAAAAAATATTTCCGCGGTTGGAGGTCTAGATATATATTCTAAAAAAAAATGATTTGGAGGAGCATCCTCCATGCTAAATTTAGTTAGTCCATGTAGTGATCCGTTAGAACCTATCTTATCTACGGTTCCAGAAATATCATAACTATCGCAACCAAAAGCTCCAACATGTACGTTACCAGGTGTTTTGGATCCATTCTTTATAATCACTCTATTTTGAAGATCCTTAGGTGGAACCCAAGATATATGAAACCTACCATTTTGATTAGGGCTAAATACTACTGATGTATCTTTAACACCATTAACCCATTGAAAATTACCTTTAGTTACTTTAGTCTTATTATTAAAGTCTTCGTTGAAGTCTATTTGTTCGTATATTTTTATTAAGTTGAACAGTGACTCTTTTGTTTCATCTCTGAAAGCGTGTTGCTCTGTTCTTGGAAATTGCCTATAGTATTCATTTAAACCATCTTGATCAGACTTTAATCCATCTACCTCATTGTCCCAGTGTTCAATTACTCCGATTGTAATTGGAATACCATCAACTCCGATTGTTTTATTTTCTGGCGTAGTGAATACAGGTGATCCAAAAGTATCCATGAATCCTTCGTAGTTCCATTCCATAGGGATGAAAAGAGAATAGAGTCCGCTAGAAGTTTGTCCGT